CACTGTCTGCAACATCTGTAGTCACAGTGTCCAGAAGTTGTCTTTTAATGTCGTTTGTTACAATAGCAGTCATTTATTAAACCTTTTAAGCAAATACGAGATTAACATCGGAGTCTTTATCTACAAACCACTGAGAGCCGACGCCATCCCAGATGCAAGTAACGATCATAGGAGTTTTAATTGTCATCTGACTAAAATCGCCATTCAAAGTTGTTAATTTATTTGAATTAACTTCAATCGTAGTGTCGGTAGCTCTACGATTTACAATTCTTTTAACTTCTCCAGTTGTTGCACCGTTATGCAACTTATAACTTCTAACACTAGCCGTATTCAACAAATAGAAGTTTGAGTTGGAGTCTAAAGCGGAATCAGAACCTGCTGTCAACACTTGAGCATTATAAACAAGCGTACCGTCTAATGTAACAGGTCCATTATTTTTAGCAGAGATTGTTAATCCAACATTAGTATCTCCACCCTCAGAAGTGATTGTAGGATTATTACCTGTTGTAGCGTTTGAAATTTTAACGTTGTTTACTGGAGAGCCAGAAATATTATCAAAGTTTAAAATTTCAAAGTTACCGGTAGCATCAAAAACATGAGTGTCAATTCTAGGATTGATTAACTTTAAAGCTGTAATAGAGCTAAACGTATCACTGTCTAGTAACTTATGCCAAGCGCCTGCATGTGAGAATAACGCTCTGCCACTATCATGCACATGAGCAAACATACCGTGATATGTTGCTGCGCTAGGTAGAGCGCCAAATCCAGTAGCAGAGTCAAATACGTTAGCAAAGTAAATTTTAGAAGCAGCACCTGTAGAATCTAGAAGATTTACAATGTTATCGTCACCGATTGTAACAACTTCACCGTTACTGTCACCAAGCTTGATTGTTACGTTAGTGCCCGGCTGAAGTCTAGTCAGTGTAGTTGTGTTAGTTGTCCCGGCGAAAATGACCTTAGCACTGTCGAAGGTAACACCAGCACCCAAAGTTCCACTATCTGTACCAAAAGCTTGATACAGTTCAACAAAGTTATTGTTAATTTTAGTACCAGCACTTCGGAGCGTATCGCCAGTTCCGTCGTTAGCATTTGTGCCAGTAGAAATATTTTGTCTGGTCATTTTTTACCTTCTTGTAAAAGATAGTTAACTTTATTTATACAGTTACGCAGAGTCTAATCCACTATCAGAATAAAACGCATAGATATCTTCATCCATAGTCTGTAGCGAGTTATCAGAGAACTTGTCGCTATCATTCGAAGAGAAGCGTGGAGAGTTGGTGCTGAGTACGTCAACAATAGAAGTGTATTCGCCTTTCTGTGCAGAAGTAAGCTCACCGATAGAATCTTGGTAGAATTGAATGCCACGATCAACATAGAATCTAGCAGATAGGTCACTATCACGCCCGGTTGTTGTGCCAAATGCTCCTGTAGTTGCAACACCAAAGTCTTCTAATGTAACTTCTGTAGCAGCACTATCTTGAATAGAAAGTGGAGCGCTCATGATTGAGTTTGATGCTGTCTTTTCAAAGAGTGTTTCAGCAAATAGTGCAAATCCTGCTGGATGATTATACCTTTTATAAACATCACGCCATTGCGTAACACCAAGAGGAGACTTAATCTGAATAGAAAGAATTTGATAGAAGTTAGAATCTTGAATAAACCTCAAAGATTCAGCACCAATCAGACTTTCCCCAACATTAAAGATTTGTGTCTTTGGATAAAACTGTTCAGACTCTACACCATAAATGTATCTGAAAAAAGCAGGCACAGAAATCACAGTACCTTTAATTGGGTAAAAGTTAGGAATAAACTTTAGAGTAAGTCTTGGAAACTTAAAGAAGTCCGCACCAAGGCCATTCATACTCTCAAAGAACAAATAGTCTAGAAAGTCTTCAGAAGTACTTTCTGCATCTCTGATATAAAAAGCATCACTCAGATTATTACGACCTGCTGCAATCTCTAGATATTCATAGAACTTCTTGAGAAAAGTAACAAGAGTTGGGTACTGCTCTTGGAAATGCTCAGGAATAATTGTTTCAACCTGCGGCTGAACAAAGTTCGGGTCTCTTCTATTATAATCTGTTAATGTTGAAGCCATTAAACTACCGTGCTATTTGCAATATTCGTGTCTGGAAGTGCAGACACAGAGTTAGTATTAAGATTAATTACATTATTTCTTAAGGGCTTGATGCTTGAGTCATCAGCAGGAATTGCTCTAACTCTCAAGAAAGTATTACCTGAAATAATCGAGCTAGGACTAAATCCAGTAAATGTTACTTTGCCTGTTGTAGTATCATAACTACCAATATCAGACACTACAATGTTTTCATCTGTGTCCAAAATTTGTAGCTTTGTGCTTGCATTTTCGCCAGTAACGTTTCTGATAAAACACGTCTTGCCTTTAAAGGTAAAGTTATCAGTTGTGACAATAGCTGTTTCAGCATCTGGTGCAGATAATGGAGACAAGAACTGCAAAGTATAGTCAGCTTGAATAAACTTAACTGCAACTGCATCATATACAGGAGTAAACCTACTTTCCATAGAGACATTTACTCTTGAAGAAAGAATTGATGTGTCATTTGCATCAATAAATGAACTCAGTCTAGACTTTCGGAAAATCTGGTTGAATTTGCCAAGATTATTATCGAAGTACACTTTAATTGCATTTTGAATTTTAGTTTCTAATGCACGTTTACTCAGAGCTGTCACGCCAGCATCATACTTTAGCTGCGTAGTTACATTTAAGTATGTGAATTCAGGAACAACAATCTCTGCGTCAATAGACGAAATAGAAAGATTGTCTGTAAGATCAGATGCAATTCTTTGTTCAATCAGCGCTTTTGTAGTAGTATCAATTTCAGACTCATAGATAATTGATATTAGAACTTTGCCAAACTTTGGAATAGGAACATTGTCTTCACCGCCCCAAGCATTAGCAGACTTAATACCAGGAATAGAATTTGAAATTACTGCAACATAATCAGTAGGCGTAACTAATCTACCCTGTGCAAGAAAGTTCAGAGGAGCATTCTGCCTAATACTTTCGGTAGACTCTTTTTCTGAACCAAGAGTTGCCTTTGAAATAGTAGTCACAGTGAGATTATAACTTGTTCCATTTACACTTACAGTTGATGCTGGTGTAAAGATAGATGCTCCATTTGCAGCAGGGCCATTTGATGAAAGATATCTTGCTTTGATAATGTTACCTGGCTTAGGCGCATCACCAGTTAAGGTGCCATCACCAAAGTTCAATTCATAGAACCCGTTGTATGTCTCAAGAGGAAGGTACAGTCGTGTATCTGCTGTAAATCCACCAGTCAACTGATTAATAGTTAGATATGCAGTACCTTCTGTGTCTGCGTTATCTTCAAAAACTCTGACCTTTAGTGTGCCAAGATCAAGCGTATCATCAGGGACAACATAAATCTGTCTTTCTTGAGAAGTCTCTACTAAGAATGTTTTTGTTCTTTCTGCGCCCTCACGAATGGGCACTGCTAACTGTCCGTTCTCATCACGGAAAGTATAGATACCAACACCAGCAGGATCAATTGCCGCAAAATAAATATCTTGCGTTCTGAATGTATATGTTGTACCATCGAGAGTTGTAGTAAACTCTGTGCCAGAAGGCAGAGTAATAAATTCAGGCTTTACTGCCGCAGCAGAAAGATTAAGCGTTAGATTGATATATGCTATTGCTGCCGTTTTACTTCTTGGAATGTACGCAAAGTTAAGTGCAGCATTAACAAGAGATGAGCGCAACTGTGCAGTCTGAAGAAAAGATTCATTAATAGCAAAGTTGCCAATCAATGCATTCTGATGTGTGTTAAATGCCAACACATCTGCAATAGATGACAGACCAGAAGCTTCAAAGTCATAGTCCCCAAACTCTGACTGAGTTTTCATATACTCAAGAATTTTGCCTTTAATGAATTCAAAATCTAGTTGATTTGATGCGATTACTGTTGCCATATTTTTATCTTAACCTTGAGAATGCTGTTTCTAATACAACTACTTCATCGGTGTTAACAATTTTAAATTTTATGCTAACATTAATGGAGTTTTTATCAATTTCATCCAAAACTCTAACATCTAAAAGTCTGACCCTAGGCTCAAAGTTTTGAATTGCCAATCTAATATTAGTATCAATATCATCTATCACATCAGGTGTGACAGACTCAAATAGTAAAGCACGAATATTAGCACCAAAAAAATAGTTGAATGGCTTTTCGCCAAAATTGGTTTGAATTAATGTCTTAACTGCTTGCTTCACAGCCGCAGCATCAGTCTTCTTGAAGATATCACCATTACTTTTCTTTGCAAAAGAAAGGTCGATATCTGAATAATTAGTAGACCTAGTTCCAACTAGACTAATTTTATTCAGATTGCCATCTTCAATTGATAGAGACTTAACTACAGCCATTTGAAATCCTTAATATTTATACCGTAAACTCAGCAAGACCATCTCTCAAAGCGACATTATAATTATACTCGGTTCTTACATTTCTACGGAATGTTCCTTTATATTTATCATCAACCTCAGGCATAGTTACAATAATTTGTGCAGTAAAGCCAACATTAGGGTCTACAGTATCAAAAGATAAAATTAATTCATCAAAAAGCATGTTGTCTTTCCAGTATGTAGCAACATTAAAAGCTGCTGCTGGATCGTTATTACCCTTTGAATCTTTTACTTCATATACAACAGCACGGCCTTTTGTTTGTAAATCAAGAATGCCACCTGATTCTAGTGTTTGGTTTGTTTCAGCAGTAAACAACCCCTCAACAACATCTAGACTTGATTTTTTAAACTTGCCTCGGTTACTATTAA